TACACAATAAATTTTAAAAATGAAAAAAGAAACACCAGTGGAATGGGTATTAAACTTATTAACTCATTCAATATCGTTGAAACAAAAACATATTGATTGGTTATCCGAAATCGGTAAAGCAAAAGAAAAGCAGCATCTAATTGATGAATTAGAAGATGTTTTATATGAAGATGATAAGATTGATTTTGATGATCCTAATTATCGAAAGGATGTAATAGAATATGGACTAACAAAAGTTAATAACCTTAAAAAAGAATTGTATGAGAAAAGTTGAAGTAATAGGCTTTAAATTAATAAGCAGCACTTATCATGAATTTGAAAGCTTGACTCACGCAGCAGAGCATTGTAAAGCAGCAGTTGAAAGTATCTATCTAGTTTGTCAAGGTAAGTTTAAACAAACAAAAGGATGGTGCTTTGTATATAAGAGTGAAAACTTTGCCGAACAAATACAAAGTAAATTATCGCAACAAACGACCAGGGGAAAGTCATCTAGTAAAAAAGTAAAGGTTACTGATACTTATGGCGGTGTTGAAATTTACGATAGCGGTTCTGAAGCTGCTAAGATGTTAGGTGTAAGCAGAACAACAGTTGCACTATGTGCCAATGGTAAACGTAATCATACATCATTCACTTTTAAATTTATTTAGTTATGGAATGGAAACAACGATATAATGAAGCACACTACAGCAAGACAAAAAAAACTGCTCCCAACTTTGTTAGAGATGGACATTATACAAATCCAACTATTCCAAAGTATAAAACAGCTAATGGATTGACTAAGTTAATATGCAACTTCTTAAACTGGACTGGTAGCAATGCAACTCGTATAAGTTCGGCAGGTCGTTATATTGAAGCAAAGAACTCACAAGGTCATAAGATTGCAGGGGCTGGCACTTACATACCATCTACGACTCGAAAAGGGACAAGTGATATTACTGCAACGATTAAAGGCAGAAGTGTAAAGATTGAAGTTAAAATAGGCAAAGATAAAGCAAGTGAATATCAATTTAGAGAACAGGAACGAGAACGAGCAGCTGGTGGCATTTATGAATTTATTGCAACTCCTGAACAATTTTTTGAACTGTACGACAAAATTATAACTTTATGAATGTAGTAAGTTTATTTAATGGAATGAATACAGGCAGACAAGCTTTAGAAAATACTGGTATAAAAGTCAATAAATATTATTCAAGCGAGATTAAACCTTATGCAATAGAATTAACACAACATCACTTCCCTGATACTATTCAAGTTGGAGATATAACCAAATGGCTTGAGTGGGATATTGATTGGCAAAGCATCGATTTAATATTAAGTGGTTCACCTTGTAAAGATTTATCTGCAGCTGGTAAACGTGCAGGAATTAATGGAAGCAAATCAAGTTTGTTCTTTGTGTTTGTCGATATACTTAATCACATCAAATCGCTTAACCCTAATGTATTGTTTTTACAAGAAAATGTAGGAAGTGCAACAAAATTAGATGTTGGTATTATGTCAAGAGCATTGGGAGTTTATCCAGTACGAATAAATAGTAGTTTAGTTACTGCTCAATTAAGAGATAGATACTACTGGAGCAATATCAAAACTAAGGCAACAATGTTTGATTTAGTAACTGATATACCACAGCCAAAAGATAGAGGAATAATGTTTAAGGATATTATTACTGATGGTTATGTTGAAAGGGTTAAATCAACTTGTTTACTAGAAGGATATGTAAGTAAAAATACTTATAAAAATGAAAATTCAAATGAAGCACAAAAATATCTAAAAAGTAGAGATTCCATAGGTATTTGTCCCATTGTTTACGTTGATACTGATAAACATGTTTCATTAAAAACAAATCAATGTCATTCAAATACACAACGTTATTTAAAACACAGAAACGAAACTACGGGAATGATTACATTGATATATGAAGTAAACAAAGAAATGCGATGCAAAACAAACACTTTAAAAGGTTATGATATCGTTACTGAAAATGATTGTTTAGATTTATCATTCCCTACTTCAAAAACTCGCAGAGGTAGAGTAACAAAAGGAAAGTCACCTTGTTTAATGGAATCTAACAATAATCTATATTCTTACAAAGATGGAATAGTTAGAACAGTCAACCAAATAGAAATGGAACGATTACAAGGATTCCCTGATGGTTACACTTCAATCTTATCAAAATCAAAAGCAGGTTCAGTTTTAGGAGATGGTTGGACTTTACCAGTTATTGAGCATATATTTTCTTTTATTAAAAAATAATACAACTATGATAGGTTCTGAATTATTAAAAAATATTGATACAATAAAATTTTTTTATAAAAATGAATTAATTGGAACTCCATTTAATTTAAATCAATTAATTTCTTATTATGGAAAAAATATAATACCAACTAAAAAAGGGATATATCATTTATTTTATAAAGATTGTCTTGTTTATATAGGTATGAGTAAAAATATTAAGACAAGATTATTAGGACATCTTAGAGATCCTGATATGGTATTTGATTATTGTATTTGGTTTTGTATGGTTAATTATTCTATTGAAGAAATATTAAATTGTGAAAAAAATATGATAAAAAAATTTAAACCATCATTAAATAGTTTTCATTTAGATTATTTCAAATAACTTCGCAACAATATTATAATGTGTGGTAGCATTATTAATTAAACTTTTTGGCTCGAAGATTTAGGCAGCGACTACCACAGCACCTAAGTCTGAGAGCCTTTTTTATTTTTATGAACAAATCATATTATTTCTCACACGATTATACGGCTTCTGAAGATGTTAAGATATTATACTTAAGGCAAGAGTTAGGAATGGAAGGATATGGAATTTACTGGTTTATAGTTGAACGTTTGGCAGTTGCTGGTGGCAGGTTGCCTATGAAGATAATACCAGTTTTAGCTATGCAGATGCAGTCAACAGAAACTAAAGTAAAAGCAGTTATTCAATCTTTTGAATTGTTTACAATGGAAGAGAATAAATTCTTTTCTCAAAGACTTTTGCAAACTATTGAACTCAGGCAAACGCTACAAAATAAAGGCAAAGAGGGGGCGGCAAAAAGATGGGCAAAAAATATTGATAACTCTAAAAATATGGTGCTATGATTAATTTTGAATCAATACAAGAACTTAAACAATCTGCATCATTACTTGACATCGTTAGCAGTAAAATTAAACTAAAAAAATACGGTGCTAATCATTCAGGACTTTGCCCATTTCATAATGAAAAATCGCCATCATTCAAAGTTAAAGGCGATATGTATAAGTGTTTTGGATGTGGCAAAAGTGGCGATGTTTTTTCTTTTGTTATGGAATCCGAAAACACTACTTTTTTTGAAGCTGTAAAGAAAGTTGCTGCATCTATAAACTTTGAACTTAAAGAAGATACAACTAATTACATTAAACCAGTTGAACGTTTAACAAAATTGAATGATAAGTTTTTACAGCACTTTGAAATCAATCGTAAAATTTCAAATAATACTTTATTAAGATTTGGAATAACAGAAAGCATTGAATGGATGCCAAAAGCTAAAACAGATATTCCAGTTATTTGTTTTAATTATTACAAAGACCAGGACCTTGTTAATATCAAATTTCGTGGTGCAAATAAAGATATGAAGCTGGCAAAGGATGCTGAACTTATATTCTACAATTTAGATGCCATAAAAGATGACAAACAATGTGTAATAGTTGAGGGTGAAATAGATTGTTTATCAATGTATGAAGCTGGAGTATATAATTGTGTTAGTGTGCCAAATGGTGCAAATGTTAATGGTAAAGTAAATCTTAAATACTTAGATAATTGCTTTGATTATTTTGCCAACAAAACAAAAATAATAATTGCAACAGACAACGATCCAGCAGGAAAAAGACTAAGTGATGAATTAATTAGAAGATTTGGTAAAGAACGTTGCTATAAGTTAGAGTTCCCTGAAGATTGCAAAGATGCAAACGAAATACTTTGTAAATATGGCAAAGAGCATTTAAAGTTACTTACTCATAATGCTAAAGAGTTCCCTATTGATGGAGTTCACACAATGGAAGATATGGAACACGATTTGAATGATTATTATTCAAATGGTTACCCTAAAGGCGAAAGATTTGGTTTAGGTTCTTTTGATAATCTACTTCAATTTACTGGTGGGCAATTTACAACAGTTACTGGCATACCTAATGGGGGTAAATCAGAATGGGTTGATAACATAATGGCTAAGTCTGTAATATCAAGCGGATGGAAGTGGGCAATATGTTCTTTTGAAAATTCACCAGCAACCTTTCACGTTACTAAATTAATGGAGAAAATAGTAGGCAAATCTTTTGCATTTAGACAAAATTTAGACAATAGAATAAGCCAATGGGAGTTTGAACAATCAAAGCAAGTTATCAATGACTTCTTTTATTTTATGAATATCAATGCACTTGATGTCACACTTGATGGCATACTTGAAAAGGCACTTGAACTAATTAAAAGAAAAGGAATTAACGGACTGCTCATTGATCCTTGGAACTATATCGAGCATAAAATACCAGCAGGATATACAGAAACACAATACATAAGTGAAAGTTTAACAAAAATTAAAACATTTGCACTCCAACATCAAATTCATATTTTCATCGTTGCACATCCTACTAAAATGAGAAAAGATGAAAAGGGTAAGTTTGAAATTCCAAACCTTTACAGCATATCAGGATCGGCTCACTGGTTTAATAAAACAGATAATGGTATATGTGTTTACAGGAATTTTGACACAGGCATAGTTGATATTTATGTGCAAAAAGTTAGGTTTAGCTGGTTGGGCAAAGTTGATTTCTGTTCTTATACCTTTAATGCTGACACTAGACAATATTTACCTATTATTTAATAAAAAATACTTATATTTGCTTCGTTGTTCGCACCAACAAATTTAAACTTATTGCCTTTAATTATTTTAAAGTAGTGCGAATACTTTTTAATTTTTAAAGGCTTTTTTTATTTATGCAAATAGAAGTTTGGAAACAAATCAAAGGTTTTAATGGTAATTATAAAGTAAGTAATTTTGGTAGAGTTATGAGTATAATGAGTGGAAAAGAAAATATAATTTTTGTAAGAAAAGATAGAAGAGGATATTTATGTGTTAGATTATCAGAGAATTGTAAAATAAAACAATATTTTGTTCATAGATTAGTAGCTTTAACATTTATAGGAGAAAGCAATTTAACTGTTAATCATAAAGATTTTAATAAAGAAAATAATCATATTGATAATTTAGAATTTATGACAATAAAAGAAAATTTAAATCACTATTATGCATCGTTAAAAAAATAGGGTTTAAACCTCCCCCCCATAAACCCCCCTAATTTAAAGAAAGAAAGAAAGAAAGAAAAAAAGAGGGCGCTTTCGCTTTTTTTTGGTGGATTAATAAAAACATCTTTATTTTTACAAAGTGAAAAGCACTAATGATATAATTACAGAGTTGTATCTTTGCAATGATATTGACAAAGTCATCAATACTTTGCCTGCATACTGCAAGGAAGATATCAAACAAAATGCTTTTTTAAAGTTGATACAAGTAAATAATTCGCTACTTTTGGAATTATATAATAGTGGAAAGTTGAACGCATACGCTTATAGGGTCATTATAAACGAATTTAAGGACTTTATAAAGAAAAATAAGGAAAGTATAGGTATTGAAAATATAGAACTTAAAAACGAAGAATATGAAGAAATAAATATTAACTTTGATTCGTTGGAATGGTACGAATCAGAATTGCTTAAACTTCGTGAACAACATACACTCAGAGGAATTGAGCAATTAACTAACATTTCACATAATACTATAAACTCAATTTTGAATAATATTTCTAAAAAAATAATAAATGGAAAAGAAAAATACACAACAACCACAAAAATTTGATTACACCGAATTTTTAGAAGCTAATAAGTTTCTAATCGAAAGGATAGATTTAGACATAGACATCTACCCTGGTGATGATGATTTAAAGACTTTTCAAAAAATAGCAAAAACAATAGATGCTGAAAGATATTTTACTATTTACGGATGCCAGTCTTGCATTCGTGAATTAGTTAAATTTGTTTACGATAATCAAAATACTAATGCCAAAGCCTAAACTTATAGAAACTCCTGATAAACTTTTATATTTATTCGATGAATATAAAAGAGTTACTAAAATAAATCCAGTACGTAAACATGTATTTGTTGGTAAAGATGGCAAATCTGATTTTGAAGCTCGAGAAAAACCATTGACGTTTGAGGGTTTTAAAAATTATTGCAGGAGAATGATTTGTGAAGTTGAACAATATTTCATAAATCCTGATAATAGATATAGCGAATATGTTAGTATCTGCCGTATGATCAAGGATGAAATTAGAGAAGATCAGATAGTAGGCGGAATGACAAACATTTATAATCCATCTATTACTCAAAGACTTAATAACCTTGTTGAGAAAACACAAACCGAAGTAATAGAGCAGCCTTTATTCCCAAATGAATAAAATAAAAAAACATATTCCATATTCAAAAAAAGGTGACATCGCTAAAATAGGTTATCTTTATTATCAATGTATTGATGTTGATTTATGGCAAATAACTGAAAACCAAAAATATAATTTCTAAATGTTCATACGAACAACTGCGATAAACAAAATACTCAAACTTAATAAGTTTGTTCGTGGTGTTCAAGGTGGCACTAGTGCAGGTAAGACTTATGCAATACTCCCCATCCTAATAGACATTGCTGCAAAAAACAAGCAAACTGATATTTCAGTTGTAAGCGAGTCAATCCCACATCTTAAACGTGGTTGCATTAAAGACTTTAAAAAGATAATGATTGACACAGGGCGTTGGGTTGATGGCAGGTGGAACGCTTCAGACTTTAAATATACTTTTGCTAATGGTTCACAGATTGAGTTCTTTAGTGCAGACAGTGATGCAAAGCTAAGGGGTGCAAGACGTGATTGGCTTTATATGAATGAGTGCAACAACATCCTGTTTAATGCTTACAATGAGTTAGCAATGAGAACGAAAGAGGGTATATTTTTAGACTGGAATCCAACAAACTCATTTTGGTTTCACACCGAATTGCAACAAGATACAAATGTTGACTTTCTTACTATCAACTACTTAGACAACGAAGCTTGCCCTTATAGTGCAAAAGACTTTATTATAAACGCTAAACGAAAAGCAGAAACATCGAGTTTTTGGGCGAACTGGTATAAGGTGTATGGGTTAGGTCAAATAGGCAGCTTGCAAGGTACTATCTTTGATTTCGTTCAATGTGATGACATACCAACACAGGCTCAACTAATAGCCTATGGGATTGACTTTGGTTTCACAAATGACCCAACTGCAATGGTAGCAGTTTATAGATACGACAAAGAACTTTATATTGATGAGTTAATATACGAAACTAAACTAACTAATCAACAACTAGTACAAAGGTTTAATGAGTTAGGCATAAAAAAAGAATATCAAATAATTGCAGATAGTGCCGAACCTAAATCAATAGCTGAATTAAGAATTGGCGGATACTCTTCAACTATGCCGGCAAAAAAAGGGGCTGATAGTATTAAAGCATCAATCAACCTACTACAAAACTTTACTTTAAACGTAACCTCACGCTCAACTAATGTAATTCGCGAATTACGAAACTATCGTTGGGATGAAAACAAAGATGGTAAACAACTTAACACTCCTATTGATAAGTTTAACCATAGTATCGATGCTATTAGGTATGTGGCACTAAATAAAATAAACAAGGTTACTGGAGTTTACACTATCGGTTAATCAAACAATCACGTTAAAAATTAGTTATATACTTATGACTTTAAAGCAGTATCAAGTTTGCTATTCAATAAACGAAATAATCAAAGATGACATCGAAAGAATGGCAATGATTATATGTGAATTGTGGAACAAGTCACCTGATGAAGTTGATAATTTAACTAGAAAGCAGTTTGTTAAGTATTGCGATAAGGTGGAAAAGATATTTGCAAAAGGTTTCAAAAAGCCATTTTACTCATTTCGCGAATTGCAAACAGATGCAACTAAGTTCACATTTGGTCAATTTATAGAGATGCAGCATTGGTTGAAGAAGTCACCTATTGACAATTTGCATTTGGTAGCTGCTACCATAAGCAAGTCGAAAAAAGATCATGATGTTAAAGCAAACTACTTTTTAAATCATAATGCGAGTTATTGTGTTAATGATTGCCTTGCAGCTATTGATAGTTTAAATGGTTTAGTAAGCAAGTTTAAAGGGTTGTTTGAACTACCCGAGAATGATGCTGAAGATTTGCAGGAATTTGACAAGCAAGAGAAACTAAATAAGCATCCCTTCATTGAAATAGATGGTTGGACTTATGCAGCTAGAGAAGTAGGCGAATGGCTTGGTTTAAATGTTCATCAGGCTTACGAGTTGGGAATTATGGAAGCATTGAACACTTTAAGCACACTTAAGAGGAAACAAGATTATGACAAGCAAATGAACAAATAATGGCAACAATAAACTTAGATTGGTTAGATGAAAGTGCAAGTGCTTCTAAAGAAGATTTTGTTGCAGTAGGGACGCAGGATAAACTAACACAATTAGCTGCTCAATATTCTATTGCTTTGGCAAATAAGTTGGGTGATGTAGATGCAAGTAGTAGCGGTGATTTAGCAGGTAGCATTGAACCTTTATCTATTCAAGTTAAAGGCAAAGTTTTTTACGTTGACATTGTAGCTGCTAAGTATGCATCATTCATAGATGAGGGTGTTGATGGTTGGGCAAATAGTAGAGGTAGCAGGTTTAAGTTTAAGACCAGGGGAGTTGATCCCAAAGGTGCAATGGTTAAAAGTGTTAAAGATTATTTAGTTCGTGAAAATAAAATATCACAATCTAAGTATGCAGTGTTGAATAAAAAAGGCAAGGTAAAAGATAGGCAGATACAAGCTGCGACAACTGTTGCCTATATGATTAAAAGAATGGGAATAAAAGCAACTCACTTTTGGCGAGATGCTACAACTGAATTTAGCAGCATAGTTGAGAAAGAGTTAGGAATGGCTGTAAAAATAGACATAATAAATAATTTTAAATAATGACATTTGAAACAATACCCGATAATTATCAATCAGTCAATGACATATTAATTTATGTTGTTTATGATTCCAATGCAGTAGACCCAACTAAATTAGATTATAAATATGTGGCTGAGATATGGTGTGCAGGCGTTAAGGTTCACACTATGAGAACATACCCTAATCCAGTAAACAATAGAGGGATATTTGACACTGCTGCAATAATTAGAGAATCAATAACGCCATCACTAGCAACTGATTTAGGAACTGGCAAATGGTGGATTGATGTTCAAGTAAAGATTAGAGAAGAATATAATGGCACAGTTGGGGCTATAGTTGCAACATCTACATCAAAGAATTTCTTTAATACTTACAATGGTCGTGTTGATACATTGACAGCATTAAGCAGCTACACTAACAAAGTTTTAAGCAACAGACCTACTACTATCTATTTGCCGAGTGGTTGTGCTACTTTCTACGTTCCATACTTTGCAGCAAGTGCCTCAAGTTTCAATGTAACGATTAATGGAACTACAACAGCAATAACACCAGCAGCAGCAAACAGTTTAATAAATATCAATATTGCAAACAGTTTAACAAGTGATTATACAGTTGTCATCAATGGCGTTACTTATAACGTAGTAGTTTCATGCAGTGGTTTATACGATAACTATATTGTTCATTTTCTAAATAAGTTCGGAGGCTTTGAGTCGGTTTTATTTAACAAGGTAAGTAAAAAGACTTTTGACATTGAACGAAAATCATTTCAGCAGTTACCTTATCGAGTTAGTAGTAGCGGAGTTGTTAGCATTAAATCATCAAACATTATGTATGAACAAAAGACAATGTTCGGAGTTAAGTTTAATGAAAAGTTAAGAGTATCAACAGACTTACTAAGCACTAATGAATGGTACTGGTTAAGTGAATTAGTTTGCTCACCAATGGCATACATTCAACAGTTAGGAATTAGCACACTATACCCTATGGCAATAGCAGCTACTAATTACGAATTTAAGCAGACGTTAGTAGATGGGTTACAGCAATTAACATTAGATGTTGAATTTAATAATGGCTACAAAACACAGTTTAGATAATGATTGAATTATTTGTAGAGAAATATAGTGTAGATGTTGACAAATCATTTAGCGTCATGTTAACTATGGCTATTGATGACATCAAAGACTTTTCAGCTAAAAACACAACATTTAGCAAGACGATTATTTTACCCGGAACGAATCGAAACAATGTTTTGTTTGGTAATTTATTTGACATTAATGCAGGTAATAATTATACAACTACTTCGCCTAATACTGGTATAAATTTCAATGCAAGTATTTCAGCTAGTGCTATAATGTTTGCCGATAATATTCAAGTATTTAAAGGTACATTTAGAATATTAGAAGTATTCATAGATAATGGAATTATTGAATATGAAGCTGTAATATTTGGCGAGTTGGGTGGTTTTGTTTCAAAATTAGGAGCAGCTAAATTGGAAGAGTTAGACTTTTCTGCTTATAATCATACTTACTCAATAGCTAATATTACGAACAGTTGGACTATTGGCTCAACAATAAGTCATACTGCTGGAGTTGGTGGACTTACATTTATTGGAAGCACATTGATTATTTATGGTTATACTGTTGCTAATGTTGGAGTAGGAGATACAATTACAATTACTGGAACTTCTAACAATGGTACATACACCATTAAAACAATTAGTGATGACGGAACAGATACAACTATTGTAATTACTACAACTTTTGCAGTAGGTCAAAACACCAGTGGTACTGTTGTATTTTCTTATAGAACTGGTACTGGTTACTATTACCCTTTAATTGACTATGGTACTTATTCATCAGATAAAAAAAATTATAAGGTAGGAACATTTAGACCAGCTTTATTTGTCAAAGAATACATTGACAAAATTTTTGCTTATACTGGATACACTTATGATTGTGATTTATTTAATTCAAGAAGATTTAAAGGTTTAATTATACCTAACAATAAAAAAGAATTAACTAAAAAAAGTTCGTTACAATTAGATATATCTTCTACAGTTGGGGCAACAATGACATTAGATAATCTTGTTTATCCTAATGGTTTTAAATTTGATGTGCAACCTACACTTGGAAATTTTGTTGCAGGTACTGGATACTATTTAAGACCAAATACCAAATTCACATATACAAGTGGAACTGCTGCAACTGGTGATATAAAGTTATTATTTGATATTGATTTTGATAATAGCTTAGGTAGTTTAGATGTTAAGGTTAATATAAAAAAGAATGGAACTAGAATAGACACATTTGATAATATTTACATTTCATCAGGCGAAGTTAATAACGCAGCAAATGAAATTAATTTATTATCGAAAACATTTAGCAATACCGATATATTAACTTTTGAGGCTGAATGGGTAGGCACACCGGGCATTAGTGACATTTGCACTTTTACTGTAAATAATTTACAAGTAACATTTGGCAATACTGGTAATAATTACGCTTTGATTACAATAGGTCAAAACCTTGTTATCAACGACACCATTCCTCAAAACATACTACAAAAAGACTTTATTAGTAGCGTTATTAAATTATTCAACCTTTACATTTTTGAAGATAACACCAAAGAAAAGAATTTACAAATAAAACCTTTCGTTAATTTTTATGCATGTGCAACTGCTTTAGATTGGAGTAATAAAATAGACCGTTCGCAGCCATTGAGAATAAAACCAATGAGTGAATTAAACGCTAGATATTATGACTTTAAATTTAAAGATGATGGAGATTATTATAACGATTTATACAAGAAACGATATAATCAAACTTACGGATCTTATAAATATGATAGCGGATTTGAATTTAGTAAAGACAGTACCAACATTGAATTAATATTTTCAGGAACTCCTTTATTAGGTTATTCAGGCGAAGATAAAGTTGTAAGTACAATATTTAAAAGAAACGGAACTACTACAGGACAAGGCGAAGAACAACAAGATAGTAACATTAGAATATTACAAGCTAAGTTAATTAGTGGTGTTGCAAGTTGGGATATAAAGAACGCAGCAGGAAATAGCACTTTAGGAAGCTATACTAATTACCCTTATGCAGGTCACTTTGATGATCCTGATGCACCAACTAATGACATTCAGTTTGGAGTGCCACAAGAGTTATTTTATGAGTTGATTAGTGGTGCTATTAATGTTAATCAATTCAATGTTTATTGGTCAAGCTATATGTCAGAAATAACCGACAAGGATAGTAAGCTATTGACTTGTAAAGTAAAGTTATCTAATAAAGATATTTTTAGCTTAGACTTTAGCAAATTGATTTGGATTGATGGCAGCTTATTTAGGTTAAATAAGATAATAGACTTTAACGCAAGTAGTGAAGATACTTGCACAATCGAACTTTTAAAAGTAATAAATAAAATATACTAATGGCAGACATAGAAATAAAAGCGAGGATAAGTGCAGATGCTAGTGATGCAACAAAAGGAGTTAATGATTTTAGTAAATCATTAGACAATGCTGGAAAAGTTGGAAATAAGACGGATGATAATTTTGGCAAACTTAAAGACACATTATCATCAACAGGAAAAGAAAGTAAATCAGCGAGTGGTATTTTTGGAAGTCTTGGAACTGCTGTGAAAGCTTTAGGTGTAGTTTCACTTATTACATCTGCATTTGAGTTTCTAAAAGAAACTTTTATGAAAAATCAAAAAGTTGCAGATGCAGTAGGTGCTGTATTTACAACTATATCAACAGTAATAAATAAATTGATTGATATAGTTATTTCTGTAACTGATAGTGTTAGTAAATCATCAAATGGATTTGAGGGGTTAAAAGCTGTTATGATGGGATTGCTAACAATAGCATTAACTCCTATTAAGGTTAATTTTTTTGCAATTAAATTAGTAATTCAAGAGGCACAGTTAGCTTGGGAAAATAGTTTTTTTGGAGATAAAAATAAACAAAAAACAGAAGAATTAAATAAAGGAATAGCTGAAACAAAACAAGCTTTAGCTGATACTGCAAAAGAAGCATTAAATGCAGCTGATAGCGTAGCTACTAATTTAGGTAAAGCAGCTACAGAAGTGACTAGTGTAGTTAGTGGTGTTGTAAAAGAAGCAAGCAAAATAAGTATAGGTGCGATTTATGAGCAAAGCAAAGCAACTATTCAACTAAAAAACAATGCAGCATTAGCTGAAGAAAGATTAAAAGGTTTAGTTGAGGAATATGATAGACAAGCAGAAAAGTTAAGACAAATAAGAGATGATGATAGTAAATCAATTACTGAAAGAATAGCAGCAAATAATAAGTTAGGGGATGTATTGAAAGAACAACAAAAAACGATGTTAGCACTTGCTGATACTAAAATAGCAGCAGCAGCAAGTGAACTACAATCTAATACATCCAGCATTGAATTACAAAAAGCATTAATAGCAGCACAAAATGAAAGAAAAGGAGTATTAGCTACAGTTGCTGGATTTGAAAGTGAGCAATTAGTAAATCGTAATTCTTTAATGAAAGAGTATGATGCAATGCTAAAAGCTACAGGCGAAAGTGAAAGCAAAATAAACTATGAAAGATTAAAAGCTAATGCTGATAGTATAAAAGATGAATTGCATAAAACAGAAGTATTAAAACAAATAAATGAAAGTGAAGCAATAGATGAATTAAGTAGATTAAATGATTTAATAAATAATACTAAACTTGGAACGCAAGCAAGGGTAGATGCTGAAATTGCATACAATGAAAAAAAGAATGAATTAGATATACAAGCAAATCAATTATCTAATCAAATAGATGATATAAAAAAGAAGCGTTTAGCTGATATTAAAAACGCTGAAATAGAAAATAGTTTATCAATATTCAATGCAAAAAAAGCTGCTTTGGAACTTGAGAAATTGGATACGTTTACAAAAACACAAAGAGTAATTGAATTAGCTAAACAGGAAGCAGCAGCACAAATAGAAGCTATTAATGCAAAGAGAGATGCAGAAATAGCAGCAGCAGAAGCAGCAGGTTTAGACACTACAGGAATAAAACAAAAATATGCAACACAAGCTGATATAATTAATATTGGTATTGCTAAAAGTGAAAAGGATTTAGCAAAGGCTAAAATAGATGCAACTACACAAGCAGCAGATGCAGCAGCAAGTTCATTAAATGCAATTAGTCAATTATTAGGCGAGGCAACAGGAGCAGGAAAAGCTTTAGCAATAGCATCAACAACTATATCAACTTTCTCCGCTGCTCAAAAAGCGTATGAATCAACAGTTGGTATTCCATTTATAGGTCCAGTATTAGCACCAATAAATGCAGCTTTAGCAGTTGCTAGTGGTATTGCACAAGTAAAGAAAATTTTAGCTGTTCAAGTTCCAAATGGTGGTGGTGGTAGTGTTCCATCTGCTGCATCATTACCAACACCAATTACACCACAACAACAATCTACTATGTTGAATAGTGCAAGTATTCAAGGCGTAGGCAATGCAGCTGGTGCTGGAGTTGGTAGGTCATTCGTACTAGACACAGACATAAAAGATAATCAAGAAAGACAAGCTAGGATAAATAGGGCAGCAAGGTTGGGATAAAAAAAATCCCAACGTAGAAACGTCAGGATTTAACCAAAAATTTTTAAACATCATGAAAACTGAAAAGCAAATATAAATAAAATAATTAATATGTTACCAATTTACGAGTTAAAGATTTCAGAAAACATAAATGATGACAGCGAAGTAAACTTCGTTGCATTAGTAGATAAGCCAGCAATAGAAAAAAACTTTTTAGCGTTTCAATTTGTTGAACCTAACAAGGGAGAAAGGCAAACAGACTTTATCCCACGTTGTATAAGCTATGTTATTAATGAGGGCAAAAGCAATGAGCAAGCAGTAGCAATATGCAACTCAATGTGGGAGCAACATTTTGCAAGTGAAAAAGTTTCTTTTGATTATGATGATACTCTTTCAACTACTCGAGGCAAAGAGTTAGCAAAGCAAGCAATAGACAAAGGCGAAGATGTTTATATTATTTCGGCTAGAGATAACAAAGACGGAATGTTATCAGTAGCAAATGAGTTAGGAATTGCATCAAGTAAAGTTTATGCTACTGGTAGCAATAAAGCTAAAGTTGAAAAGATTAAAGAATTAGGAATAAGCAAACACTATGATAATAATAGTGATGTAATTAAAGAACTTGGAAGCATAGGTGAAAAGTTTATGAAACAAAATTTTGCAATTAGTAATGAAGATAAGCGAATTATTTCAGGACCATTAATGATTGCAGAAAAACCGATATATCGCAATGATAATCAAGGCGAATATTATATTAAGTTTTCAGCAGAAACAATAAAGCAGATAGCTATCAAGTATGCAAAGAAAGGATTTCAGAATAATGTAAACTTAATGCATGATAGCGGATCGGTTGTTAGTGGGTTGACTTTGTTTGAAAGTTTTATATGTGATACTGAAAGGGGAATTATGCCAATGCAAGGTTTTGAAGATTTACCCAATGGCAGTTGGTTTGGTTCGTTTTATGTTGAGAATGATGCAGTTTGGGCAGATGTTAAAGCTGGAAAATTCAAAGGGTTTAGTGTTGAGGGCTTATTCAAGTACAAACCAACAAATATAGAAATGACGACAGAAATGGCAGCCGATGAAATTTTAACGCTTTTAAATCAAACAAACGACGAGTTCGATAGTTATATTGTAGAATAAATTATTTTATGAGTACAAATTTAAAAGACAAATTAGATAAAATCAAAGGTGCGTTTGAGGTTTTAGCTGCAAAATTTAACGCTGCTGATCCAATGCCAGCACCAGCACCAGCACCAGCACCAGCACCAGTTAAAATGGCTACAGATTACAAGACTTTAGACGGTCAAACTGTATTAAGTATTTCTGATTTAGTAGTTGGCGGAGATGTTATGATTGGCGAAACTGCTGCACCTGATGGCGAATATACTTTAGTCAATAACACTATTGTTCAAGTAGCAGCTGGTAAAATTGTTGAGTTAAGTTCACCAGCAGAGGATTTGCTTCCTGAAGAAATGAAGAAAATGCAAACAACTATTGCTAAAATGACTTCTCAAATTGCAACATTAGAGGCTGCAATCAATTCACAAAAGCAAAACTTCAATGCTTCAATTAGTGCTAACAAAGAATTAATTGAATTAGTTGTTGAATTAAGTGGTAAGAGCATAACTGCACCAGTAGAAAAAGTAGTTGATTATTCAACTCTTACTCCTTTACAAAAATTTAGACTTTCAAAACAAAATTAATAATAAAAAAAACAAATAACAAATGGCAATATCATACAATATCGTTGACATTCGTGGCGTAGCAGCCGAGCCGGTAGTAGAAGAAATACTATTTCAAAATGACACTATCAACAAAAGTTTAGTAACTTTTGAAGAAGATGTAAAAGCAGAAACTATTTTTACAGAAGCAACTGCAACAGCTACTCTACAAGCTTACACTAGTGGTATTCCAACAAGTGCAGGTTCATTGACTGCATTTGATGTAGCAGTAACTCCAGTTAAAACTCAATTCTACCAAGAGTTTGATCCTAATACTATTCGTTTCTCACGTTTCAAAAGAGATTTGCCATCAGGTGCTTGGGAAGTTTTTAGTAACGAATTTGAAAGAATTGTTATTGGTGGGTTATATGCAAAGCAAGTTTCTTATGCTGCTGAGAAAGAATTTTGGACTGGTGTAACAAGTGCAACAAAAACAGCAGTTGCAGCTTTAACAGCAGGTACTGCTAACACTTCAGTAGGTGCAGCAGAAAAGACAGCAGTTGCAGCTTTAACAGCATCACAAACTGATGGTATCCTTGCTAAGATGATTTACAATAGTTCAAATGCAACTGCAACAGCAGGCGTAGGAACTAGAATTAAGGTGGCAGGCACAACCATATCAGCAAGTACAATCAAGGCAGAATATGATAAGGTGTATGCAGCAATACCCGCAGTAGTTTTGACTGGTTCTGAAATGCCTTTGATTTATGCTCCTAAGAGCCATAAGCAAATGTTGATTCAAGCGAACAACGTAACTACTGACTACAAAAAGCCTTTTGATATTAGTCCAAATATGGATAGCTTCTACTTCAATGGTTTAATGATTGTGTTTGTACCAACTCCTGAGAACGTAGTTATCTGTGCTTTGAAATCACACTTAATTTGGTGTACTGATTTGAAGTCTGACATTAACAAAGTACAACTTGATAAGATAGCTTTTAACAGAGAGGACATGTTCATTAAAAACAACATGACTATCGCTGCTCACGTTGTAAATCAAAAGTTCAACGTTCTTTACGTAGGATAATATTAACTAACTAGGGGAGTGTAACAACTCCCCATAATTATATAAATATGGCTTGTGCATTAACACAAAATTATTCATTAGATTGCAATGATTCGTTCGGTGGTGTCAAAGAACTTTACTTCATCGAGAAAGCGAATGTAACAGTTTCAATAACTGCTGGTATCACAACTACTATTACTAAGGCTGTAGGAAAGAAGTTTTGGAAGTATGAATTGATACATCAAACAGCAGACGTTACTGAAAGCAAAGCAGGAAGTAGAGAGAATGGAACTAACATGGTAACTCAAACTATCAAATTCCCTATCAATAAATTATCAGTTTCTTTGCGTAACGAATTGGAGTTATTATTTCAAAATTTATTAGTTGCAGTTGCAGTTGATAATAATGGTACTCCTTGGATTTATGGCGTTGATTTCGGATTAAAAGCGACACAAGCTGATGCAAAGACTGGTATTAAGTTAGGTGATAGAAATGGTTATGAAGTTACATTAGTAGGAGAAGAAAAAGTATTTGCTTCAAAGGTTGATTCAACTTCATTTGCTGCACTTGGAACAGTAGGAGCATAGTAATAAAATATTTTAGAATAACTTTACAAGGCGTGGCGAATAATAACGCCACGCTTTTTTTTTATGATAGTACTTTCAAAAGATAATACAGCAGATATTGTAATTGTAACACTTGAAGAAAGTAGGACATTAAATAACCCTTACTATTTATTTGTTTTCAAGTCAACTACTCCTGAATTTACAGTTACTAAAATTGTGAATAGTGCTGATGATGCAAGTAATTTTAAGAATAGATTTAACTCATTTACTTTTAATAGTTCGACTATATTTGCACTAGCAGACGCAGGGCAATATCAATACTATATTTATGAGCAAGCAAGCAGCACAAATACAGATACTACAGGACTTAATTTAGTTGAACGTGGTAAAATGGTTTTAAAGCAAACAGCAGCGGATATATTCAAAGGCTATCAGCCTATAACAACTTACAATGGTTACAATGGCTAAGACAAAAAATTTTACTGAAATAGAATTTGTAAAGCGAAAATTTAATTTTGCTGATAGCGTTATCCCTACTTTCAAAAAACCTTTAACTGGTGGGATAGTTAAGTATGGTGCAAAGGATGACTATGGAGATTATTTAATAACATTATTCAATAAATCTTCGAAGCATAGTGCAATTATAAATGGTAAAGTAGTTTATATTTTCGGAAATGGTTTCACTCCAGTAGATCTAACTAATACAGCAGCACTAACTTTTTTAGCAGCAGCAAATGATTTTGGAGATGATTGGAATACTGTGGCAAAAAATGCTATTTTAGATACTGAAATTTTTGGTGGTTTTGCACTTCAAGCCATCCCAAAAATGGGTGGCGGTTTTAATTGGTTTAACCTTACATTTAATAATGTAAGAACTGATTATGAAAATAGTAGTTTTGAATATAAAAAGGATTGGAAAAACTACACAGAAAAGGTGCAAAAATTTGATGCATTTAATCCAACAATAACAGATAAAGCTACTATATTTTATTTTAAGGAGTATAGACCAGGGGTTAAAGTTTATCCTCTACCTAGTTGGGTTGCATGTTGTAATTGGATTGAGAGTGATATAGAAGTTAGTAAAGCTACATTGACTAAGGCATTAACTGGTTTTAGTGCTTCAAAAATGATTAGTTTTTTCAATGGTCAACCAGCAGACGAAACTTTAAAACGTGACATTGAGCAAAGGGTTAAGAATAAGTTTACTGGTGGTGAGGGTGAAACTGTTATGATCACTTTTAATGACGACAAAACACAAGCACCTGAAGTAAATGATTTAGGGGCGAGTGATTTAACAAAAGAAGATTTTAGCAGAATAGATAATTTAATTACACAAAATATTTTTGCCGGTCACAGCGTTTCACATCCGTTACTTTTCGGCATACAACAGGAGGGGAAATTAGGAAGTGCAACCGAATTAAAGATTGCATTTGATACATTTAAAAATACCTATGCTACTGCTAAACAAAAGCAATTTGAAGACTTGATGTCATACTTTGCATCATGTAATGGTATAGTTGCTAAGTTTAAGATAAAAGACATTGAACCAGTAGGGGTTGATATCAATCCAGTTGACTTTAAAGAAATGTTACCAAAAGAATGGGTATTTGAAAAGTTGGGAATTGATGGCAGCAAATACGGAGTTGAATATACTACATCAAATGGAACAGTTACTGCAACTACACCA